AATAGGAACATCTTTAAAATCTACCGCCTCATCAAGATCAATTTTATCTTTTTTAATCTTTCCTATGAAGACGTTATGATAGTTCTTTTCATCTTCCAAGTCAATGTGCTTACCAACATAAACATCATGATATGTTGGTGTATTTTTTGACTTGTGATCTTTAGAGAACTCTTTAAATCTTTTCATGTCTCATTCCATTTCTTTAGTATCCAGCTTGAACTATTCTTTTTATCTTCACCACCAACACCAAAGACAAACTCAATATCTTCTACTCCGCATTCCATTTCTGGGATATTCTCTTTAGTTCTGTCGCCTCCGTTCGCAAAGACAATCGTGTGTTCTGGATTCTCTTCTCTGATTTTCCTAATCGCATCACACGCTGAACCATCACTATCATCAAATGCAAAGCACTCATTTACACTCCTTAGATTAGATATGATGATATGTCTTTCAATCCAAGGCATGAAAGGCTTACCCTTCTTACGAGTAAGCCAATCATCACTGTTCAAACCAACAAATAGAAAATTTCCAAGTCTCGCAGCAGCATTGATGTATTCAATATGTCCAGAATGCACTGGATCAAATCCACCTGTTATAAGAACCAATCTTGGCATTTTTTATCCTTTATTAATTCTCACGATACCGTCATCATCAACTTTGTTTGCAAAATTTCCCGCGTCTTCATTCTTAACGCCTTTCAGTTGCAGACCAGAAACAACGCCATGTCCTGACGCACCTTCTGTTTTTCCAAGAGTTGCGTGACGATCAAATGTATTATCGTCGTCATCTCCGTTGGCAACAGGATACCTTTTGCCTGTCTTTACATCTTCAATATGTGTTGGCTTCTTATTCTTCTTGCCGCGCTGATAAACCGACGCAACAACACCACCCTTTTCTAAAACTTTTACAACATCGGCATCATTTGATTCCGAGTGTCCAGTTCCTGTGTGCGAAAGAGTTAGATGATAGTTTGAAGGATGTCCCACTTTGTTAAAATGATTTCCGGCTTCTCTTGGTTCATATTGGCGAATAACTCTGTTTGGCATTTTAGTATAGTCATAAAACTGGACATCTTTATGACGCTCAAACATTTTTGGTGCATGATGTTCCCAAGAAATATCAGATGTCACATTCAATCTAACACCGGGTGTCATTCCCTTCTTCTTTGCTGACCTTTTGTGAGCTTCGATTTCCGCATCCATAATTCTTGCAGCATGTTCAGGATGATGTGCAACAAAGTGTGTGCGTAGAACTTTAGATGATAGAGCAGTATCAGGATACTGACGATTACCACCAGCCTCTGTTCCAAGGCAGTTCGCGCGGCATTCAGAAGATGCTTTTGGACAAAGATCAAATCCATGAAGACCAGCAGTTGCGTGTGGAGCAAGATTAAGTCCCGTTGTAAGAACTCCTTCACCCGATGACTTTTCAGTCTTCATATTACCGCCAAGCAATTTTGGCGCAGTCTTTGCTTTGAATCCTCTATCTCTTGCAAACTGAGCAAACGTGGCTCTGGCCTCTTTGAGCTTTGCTCTTCTTGTGGGCTTATCTTCCGTACTCATCGCATCGTCGGCAGCACGAAATCCTTGATTGATTTTCTTGTGCAGATTTTCTTGTCGGTTGCCGCGCTCTTCTTCGGTCTTATTAATGATGGCACTTGTCTTAGGCAAGTTCATGTTCTTGTGCGCCATAGGACGAATGCCTTTGGTCGTATCAATTAGCGTTGCCTCTTCTAGTGCAATCTTGCTTTTCTTTCCGTGTGGATCTGATGGTCCGCTTAGATGGAACATAAAATCATGAAGAACTGGAGGCATCCAATCTGCGCGTTCTTCTTCTTTTTGATCTGGTAAATCTTCTTCGACAAGCAAGTCTTCATTGAGATAATACTTGCTCATTCGATCAAGATAACTAGACACTCTTTCAATGAGGTACTTGTTTTCCATTTTTATAATCCTAATTCGTGTTTCTGGATGATGTATGAGCGAACTAAACCTGAGCGAACAATATCTTCTTTCTCAAATTCAATATGCTGAAATGTATTTATTCTGTTTGTAATCTTCATTAGTTGAGTGACGCCCTCACGTTCATGAGGCTTATTCAAATCTGTTTGTCTAAAGTCGCCACACACAATCAATCTACTTTCATCACCCATACGTGTCATTACTGTATCACATTCTTGGAATGATAAGTTCTGACTTTCGTCCAAAATGACGATTGCGTTGTTGAAAGTAAGACCACGCAAGTATGATGTGGTCGTGAAGTGTACTAGACCTTTCATTTTCAAAATATCATAGCCATCACCACGTCCAAATAGACTGTCGCATATTTCGCGGTATGGTTCTTCATAAACTTGAATCTTTTCTTTCATAGAACCAGGAAGAAATCCCATATCGCGTGATGGAACTACAGACCTGATTATGACTATTTTATTATAGATTGAGTTGCCTGTCAAGATTTCATTTAGTGCCAAGTATAGAGCGCAGAATGTTTTGCCTGTTCCAGCAAAACCGTGAAGCATTAGATGATAGCCTTTTTGATACGATGTGAATACCTTTTCTTGATTTGGTGTGAGTGGTTTGATATGTCTTAGTTCAAAATGTGCTGCCTTCTTTTCTGCTTCTTGACTTTTGTTAGCGTTCTTGTTCTTAGGCTTCTTAGACATGTGTACTCCTTTAAAAGCAGAAGAGAGCGAATCACCTGCGTGACCGCTCTCTCCAGAAAATCGTCGTTTCTTTTTGATACTCATACTTCTTTCGGAATCGTATGACGCCTCTCAATGGCTTTACCAAGTGGGTGTGCTTCTTTCACACGGCCCAACACATATTTGGAAAAATCAGACGGAGGCTTTTGTACTCCCATGCGAATGGGATCTCCCAGATTCATACGAAAGGTCTGATTGAGGTTTGGATTTGCTTCTAGAAAGTCCTTGAGTTCATCATAGGACATCTCTAGTTCAAACTCTTCACCTGTGTCTGTATCTTCAAATGAATAAACTGGCATAATCTTATTTAGTATCCTTTCTAGCTGCCCATGCCGCCAATAGTCCGATCTGTTCGTTCATACAGTTGCGACCAATCAACACCATATGCAGGGCATACTTCTATATATTTGGGCAGATTGTTTTGGTCCTTCTCACCGAGTTCACCACACACGAACCAAGTGTCAGGCAGTTGTTCTGCATAGATCCGACGAATGATGACCTGCTGCCTCTCTATAATGTCCATCATCTCAGCAATCTCAGTTGCAGCGTCCTTTACAATACAGGATGATTCATAATCTGGCTGCTTCATATAGATAGAGCCAAGCTTAGTAAGCAACTCTTTAAGTTCGGCGTGATTCATCATACAGTTCCTTTGCTCTTTCAATGGCCTCTTCAAGCAATGCTTCATCATGCTCGGTCATCATGTCCCGATCAATCATAGCCAGAGTGAAAATCACTCCGCGCATTTTATCAATCTCATTCTGCTGTTCTACAAGCTTGGCTGATGCTTGTGCTAGTTCTGCTTCCATAGCGCGGATTTCACATCCTTTATGAAAGGCATCAATCATATCCATGCGGGCTTTTCGCGTTTCGTCCATTTGTGCATTCTCTCTTTTGCGATACGATAATAGTTGCGATAGGATTCTACGTGATCATTAGGCACTTTGTATTCATCAGGCATTGCAGGCGTCACTGGCGTTAGTTCAGCAATCTTGATGTTCTTTGGCGGATAAACGAGCCACTGTGACATAGCTTCACACTTATGGACTTTGCCATAACGATATGTATACTCATCCATCAGGGCAACAAAATGCTGATAAAGCCAGCCGTAGTTATGAACCGTAGCACGACACCACACAGCCGACGGGTGATTGATATGCGTAGCCGAATATAGCATTTGCTCACGATCATCAGGCAAACGCCAACGCTTTACATTGCGACCAGTCTTGGTCTTATCTATGTATTGTTCGCCATCTAGAATGCGATGAGCGGTGGACAAAAGCTGTGCAGTCTCAAGAATCATCTTGACCACATGCTTGTCCACCATCCACATTGCAGACTGGATTGGATCTTTATCGATTGCAAATATGTTCACTTCTCATCTCCAAGAGCAACACGGGAAATTTCAATGACGATAGGCTGATTGCTGCATTGATAGATTTTCTCCAGTGCCTCACGCAGCCGATCAATCTCGGCCGCGGCATCATGCCGCCCGTCCCGATATCCCTGGTCATAGGCATGAACGTCAAAGTCTCTGTCGGTCATTATCAGTCCTCAATAGCATCAAGTCGAAACAGTTCGCCTGGTTCTACATTCAAAGTCCTGTCCATATCTTTACGACCATCGGGCGTCCAAGACCGAACACGGATCTTTGTCACTCCAGGCGGAACTTTCCATGTGGCAGTGTTGCGGCCATTCATATTGGCCGCATTACTTACAGTAGCAAAAAATGGCAGGGCTGTCAACCCTGCCAACAGTGAACGTTTATCCATTTGACTTTACCTTTTTATAGATTTCTATGCCAGCGCCGATTGCAATGATGGCAAAAGCACCGCCAAACAAACCTATCCACTGAGGTGCCGCACCGAGTTGCGATGCATATATCATAGCGTACATCAGCAATAGAAAAAAACCACGATCTAACCAATAATTCATTATGTCCTCACTTCACAAGATCAGCAATATCAATGTTATCGATGGAATCCCACTCAGGATCAACAGAGTAGGTACCGCCAGCATACTCACCAGCATTCTTCATGCCGAGTTCTTCCAAAAGAGCCTCTGCTTCTTGGTCAATCTTCTTTTTGAGTATTGTCCTCGCGGCCTTAGCTGCTGGTGGCGTCTTCTTCTTTGCCTTGACACTAGCAGTCTTTTTCTTCGGAGTTGCGCTCTGGCCGCGCTGGGCCGGGGGTACCCACTTATATTCACGGGTAGCCGAGTCGCCGTCAGAAATGTACTTGTATTCTGTGACGATACGACCAGACTTTACAGTCTCAATCTCATAGCCGCGAAGCTTGAGATAGCAGATGTACTTAGACGAATATGGTCCAGCACCAACGTGCTTTTCAATCTGATCAGGCGTTGCCTTGCCTTCCCTCTTAAGGAACTCAAGAGCAACAAAATGTGCAGCAGTCTTTGTCATGTGTGTTTTCCTGTGTTGTTTAGTTTATCTGATAATCATAATCAAAATCAAGCATTGAGTCAAGAATATTCTTGACTGTGCCGAAATCCGCGCGTCTTTCTTGTTCATAGACATAGGCGTAGATGCCTTCTTCGTCAGTAAATCCTTTTTCCAGGGCCTCATAGATAATTGATTCGATTTCCATGATAAAGTTCTTGTAAGCACCCATTATGCATATCTCCTGCGAGTAGTGTCTGTGTTTTCAAAAGTATGACCTTGCTCATGCCAGCGAATTCCTGGCTTAGACAAAGTAATTTCATTTTCATCTAGATAGGTATAACCACGATACCGACCAGCTGAACTGAGAGTTGCTTCTAGTAGATCAATAATACCCATGCGACGAGCAATAGAAGCGGGTTCGTCGCCGCCGTGGAAGTCAGATGCAAGATAGCCATTGGCATATGACAATAGCGTATCAATTGAAACAGTTGTGCGAGTCTTTGCCATTAGCGAGTTTCTCCGAAACGGATGTTGGAAGGAATGTCTTGCTCAAACATGTGAGCCAGACGGATGAAGGTAGACATATTCTCAAAATCACCCTTCTTGGCGGCGGTAACAGCCAGCATAAGCTGCTGGACAGCAAGGCGAACACTGACGTTTTCGTGCCGCGCGACGGCATCTGGAATCTTGATAGAGCGAGACATTTTCAACCTCTTTTTCTGTCTATGGAAGTATAATAGCAGGACTGGAAAGAATGTCAAGCGGCGTCACGAAGTGCCCGCTGAGCCGCACTCTGGCGCAGCGGCTCAATGTCAATCTCAGGAACATCGGTACGAACACAGTTTCGTGCCCAAACCCAAACAACATCCTGGTGAGCATCAACCACTTTACCGTTAGGAAGAGCCTTCTTGTACGTCACATCGGAAGTAGCAATGCCAAGCTTGTCTTCAACAGAGGAGTAGTATCCTATGCCGTACCGAGCCTTGATCACCGCGATCACCTTACCCTCAGTACCCTTGGCAGTCTTACCGCGCGTCACTTTTGCCGTGCAACCCTTGACAACGCGCTGGGCTTCGTTTTTGGCGCTACCGACAAGACGCTCAAGTTCGCGTTCCATCAGATAGGTAACATATGCACCGCGCACCTGGTCAGTGGCATCAACTTCGGCGTGAACCTTATCACCATGCAACCAACCGTAGTCACAAGTGTCGAGCCACACATCCACGGGCTTGCCCTTTTCGGCATCCCAGTACACCGCATACTTCTCAGAACCCCAAACGTCGGACATGATCTGAACACTACGGGTGCCAGTCTTCAAAACAGCGCCATGGGCAATGGTCTCAGGATAGGCATCAGCGATCTTGATGTACTTGCCTTCAACCATGTCGTACTTTTCAGAAACGATGCGAGTGATAGCCATTGTGATTTCTCCTGTTGTCTTATGGTCTTAATATAGTACAACAGGAAAGGAATGTCAACCACTAAAAACGAAAAATCGTACTTTATCTGTAACTTTTCTTGTTACTGTAAAAGTCGTCTATTACGTCAGCTTCGTCCTGGTTCTGGACATACGCTTTTGTCCAGTTTCGGATCGGGCGCCTTTTTTGTCCTGCCCGCATTTCCGCATATTCTTCGTCATCATAATCTTCATGAGTGCCGTAATAGTTCTTCTTGTATTTCATGTCAATAAACCTCTAAGAGACTTAAACCTTTCTGATTGAATTTGCCACTCCATTTGAAAAACGAAGAGCCGTGGCCCATCTCTTCGTTATTGATGTATTGATAGTGATGAACCATTTCGTGGGCCAACACTTCAACAAAAAACTGTTTGGATTTGTATCGCTTGTTCATGAGCAATCTGACTTCGCCGGTACCAGGCTTCGTTTCGTCATAGTCGTACCATGCATAAGCGCCTCGGCGCCAGCGTATATCGATGTCATCAACTTTTGGAAGAGAATTGTCAAATAGTTCACGGTTGAGGATGTTGAACCATTCCTGACAATCCTCAACCGTTGTTTCGTATTCATAGTGTTCTTTTTCAGACAGTAGTTTAGCAAGTTTAGATTTCCTAGACATGATCGTTCCTTTTTTAAACAGACCATGATATAAGGCACTCCAATTAATATGAGAATATATCCGGGAAAACTTCCTCAATCAACTTCTTATTGAGATGTTTTACCTTGATACGTTTCAGTAGCATATCAGAAAAAATCTTGGCTTCTTTCGCTTCTAAAGCTTCCAGTATTTGAACCAGAATAAGCTTCTTTCTTTCAAGAGTGAGATTGGGATCAACTCTCGGATTGTTCTGTTCGAAGATATAGACGCGATTGATTTCTTTGTGAATAGATGTCTGGCCCATTCCGATAGGAACATCACTCTCTCTATACGATGGCACCTCATCAATAACAAACTTGATGCCAGGATGAAAGTTGGCGCGGAGAACGCCCTTTAACCCTGGTGTCATGTTATAAAACAATATGGCTTTGGCCGCTTCTTTGTGCGGCGCAGCTTCTAGTTCTTCAAACACTTCATGAATATTCTTTATCATTATTTCCTCAAAACTCGTCAATGACTTCCATTAGATTACTCAGACGCTTTTCGATGAAATAGTTGAACATCTTCTGGCGACTGCTAGGCTTTGTAGTTTCGTAAGCTTCAACAATCTGG